GACAAGCGCGCGATCAGCGACCTGCACAACGTCGTGCTGGAACGCCTGACCGAAGCCGACGCGGCCGCCGTGTTCGTGCAGGCCGTGCAGGACGAAGCCGGCGCCGCCCAGCGCATGCAGCAGCTGGCCGCCGAGGCCATGCGCGCCGAGTGCGAGAACGACGCCCTGAAACAGATCGAGGCCGCCGAGCAGGCGCTGGCCGAGGCCCGCGACGACGACCGCATCGCTCGTGCACAGGCTGACCGGGTGTTCGCATGAACGACACGATCAAGCGCCTGAACGCGCTCAAGCACAGCCTGGAAGGCGCGCGCGACACGAAGCACCCGATTCCGATGCCGCTGATCGACGGCATGAACATGGGCCTACAGATCGCCATCGACGCGATTGACCGCGAACTGGAGACGATCGCGGCCGGGCAGGCAGCGGAAGCGCTGGCGGCACAGCCAGATTGAGCAGGGCGCCTCACCCTCGTAAGGGGTGACCACACAGAAGCGTCGGCGAATCGGCGTACTGCGCAAGGGAGGTGGGTAGCACTGTGCACGGTGTCCACTGGCTCTAGGGGCTCCAGAGTTCGTGACGGCTGGAGGGCGCTTCTGTGTGGTGACCGCATGACTGGATCTGCCCGGCTAGTACCCGCGCCCGTCCCGACCTGCCATCGCGAAGCAGGCGATCCACGGAGCCAGTGAAGGTAGCCCGGCCACCACACCAATAACCAACCGCCGGCGGCGCCGGACAGAACTAGGGAGCAGAGATGACCCGCAATCAGAATATCGCCGTGATCAAGATCGGCTACAACAGCTTCGCTTTCGAAGATCCGCAGGCCGCGCTGCAGCTCATGGCTTTGATGTCGGCGGCCGTCCAAGTCGAGGAGGAGACTTGGAGTCTGCGCGAGGATACCCCTTGCACGCACTTCCTTTCCGAGGGATCGGAACTGCCCGAACTGAAGTTCGTCGCCGCGCAAAAGTTCAATCCGCACGAAACGGTCAAGGAGGTCAAGGCACGCGTGGCCCGCGAGAAGGCGGATCGCGAAGACCTGAACCAGCAGTTCCGCGAGGCACCGGCTGCGCTGCCAATGCCGGAACTCGTCAGCGACGGTGAAGAGGACCCGTTCTGATGATCGCCGTCCGCATCGCGCGCCGCCTGGTGCGCACCCCGGCCCCGCGCCGCGACCTGATCGGCGCGCTGCTGTTCTACCGCATGGACTGGTGCGAGCAGCACCCGGGCCTGATGTTCGCCGCGCTCGGCGCCCTGGTCGTCCTGGCCGGCGTGCTGGAAGGGCTGCTGCCGTGATCCGCGACGCCGCCCGCGCCTTCCTGTTCCTGCTGGCCTTCCTGTTCATCGTGGCCGAGGTGCAGCAGCTGGATGAGATGAACGAACCGACCCCGATGTGGAGCCCGAAGTGAAACGCAAGTACCGCGAAGCCATGCGCGCCGCGGCCCGCGAGCGGGACGAGCAGCCGGACGACGCTGACGACGAGGCGATCGAGGCGCGCGACTGGCACGACGAGTGGGCCCGGACGCACCACCTGCCCGAGCAAGCAGCAGATTTTCAAACGGAGATGACGAAGTGAAAAGCGAAACGATCGAAATGACCCTGGAGCCCGTCGAGCCGAAACAGCGACCGTACGCGATCGCTCCACAGCGCGAGACGGCAACCGCCGTCGCCGTAACGCCGGTCGACCTCCTGCGCCGCGCGCTGGACAGCGGCGCCGACCTGGACCGCCTGGAGCGCCTGATGGACCTGCAGCAGCGGTACGAGGAAAACGAGGCGCGCAAGGCGTATGTCGCCGATATGGCCGAGTTCAAGCGCAACCCGCCGGCCATCATCAAGGACAAGCAGGTCGGCTACACCGGGAAGGATGGCTTCGTCGGATACTCGCACGCCTCTCTGGGCAACGTCACGAGCGCGATCGTGGAGGGCCTGGCGCAGCACGGATTCAGCCACCGCTGGGACACCGAGCAGCAGGGCAGCAACGTGATCGTCACGTGCATCCTGACGCACCGCATGGGCCACAGCGAGCGCACCACGCTGACCGCGGGGAAAGACGACTCGGGCAAGAAGAACAACATCCAGCAGATGGCGTCCGCGGTGACCTACCTGCAGCGCTACACGCTGCTGGCCGCGACCGGGCTGGCGACCAAGGATCAGGACGATGACGGCGCCCGGGCTGAACTGGATACCGCCCTGGCCGACAAGTGGATCGCGCGCGTGAACGCGGCGCCGACCGATGCCGACGTGGTGTCTGTCTGGGAAGCCGGTATCGTCGCCATCGAAAAGGCGAAGGACCAGCACGCGTACCGCGAGTTCAAGGCCGCCGTAGCCGCGCGCCGCGCTGTCCTGGCGGGAGGTGAGCCGTGAAGTTCGTCGAATGCCCCCAGGGGACCGCCGAGTGGTTCGCCGCGCGCTGCGGCAAGATCACCGCATCGGCCTTCGCTGACGCGATCTCGACGGTCGGCGGCCTGACCGACCAGCAGGCCAAGTACGTGGCCGCGATCCGCGCCGGCGCGGAGCCGAAATCTGCACTGGTCGAGGCCGGCTACCGCGCGGCGCCGACGGCGGAATGCGTGCGCCGCGCGCTGGCCGGCGAAGACACGACGCAGCCGTCGGACGCCGCGCGTCGCTACGCCGCCGACCTGGCGATCGAGCGCATCAGCGGCCAGCCGCATGGTGAGCCGCCGAAGGCGTGGGTGCTCGAGCGCGGCCACGAGATGGAAGCCGCGGCGCGCATGCACTACGAGGCACGCACGGGCTCGTTCGTCACCGAGGCCGGAATCTGCCTGACCGACGACGGCGTGTTCGGCTACAGCACCGACGGGCTCGTCGACGACGACGGACTCATCGAGGTCAAGGCCCCGATCGACAGCACGAAGATCCTGGCCATGTGGCAGACCGGCGACACGTCGGAATACGACCATCAGATGCAGGGCGGCATGTGGATCACCGGCCGGAAGTGGACGGACTTCATCATGTACGTGCCGGACCTCGCCGCCGTCGGCAAGGACCTGTTCGTCAAGCGCGTGCTCCGCGACGAGGCGTTCATCGACGCGATGGTCGCGAAGCTGGCGAATTTCGACGGCCTGGTGCAGGCGTACGAGCGCGTCCTGCGGGAGGCAGCGTGACCGACAAGCGCGTCTTCCGCATCACCCCGACGAACCGCCGCCACGTCGCCGAGCAGGTCGCGAACCTGCCGGAAGGGTACGTGATCAAGGCCGGGCCGCCGACGCGCAGCCTGGAGCAGAACGCGATGCTGCACGCGATGTTCGGCGAGCTGGAGGCGAAGGCGCTGCACTACGGCCAGCGCCGGACCGCGACGCAGTGGAAGACGCTGATGATCAGCGCGCACGGGATCGTCACCGGCCGCGGCGCCGAGATCGTGCCGGGCCTGGAGGGCGAATTCGTCAACATCCGCGAGAGCTCGGCCAGCATGACCGTCGCGCGCATGACGAGCCTGATCGAGTACGTGCACGCGTGGGCCGCCGAGAACGGCGTGCGCCTGGAGGGTTGACATGGACCCGGCGCGCATCCAGTTCCGCGAGCAGGTACGCCGGCTCATCGACGACGAGGAGCAGCGCGGTCTGAACTGCCGGGGCTGCCTGTTCGACCGCCAGCCCTACCGGGTGTGCAAGGCGGCTGCCGAGGAAGCGGCGAAACGCCAGATGCGCGATTGCGACGCAGTCGACCAGTTCGGCGACGTCGTGATTTACGTGGCCACGGACACCGATCCGAGGCAGATGGATTTGATTGGAGAACGAGCATGAGCACCACCTTTTTCACCCGGCGCCGCAAGAGCGTCTATCTGACGCAGGCCGACAAGGCCGAGCGCCGCGACAAGGCGTTGAAGCGCATCCGCGAACTGCTGGCTGCGGGGCCGATGTCCGTCGGGCCGCTGGCCGCCGAGCTGGGCCTGACCGCGCCCACCGTCTACAGCTACCTGTGCGACATGGCCGAGGACGGCATCACCCGGCGCGTGGGCGACCCGTTCGGCCGCCGCCCGCAATGGGAACTGGGCCAGGAGACCGCGGCGCGGCTGAACTCAAACGGCATGCGGCCGCAGGGCGCGATCGTCACCCGGGCCGTGCAGCTGGGCATGCAGCGCGATCCGTGGGACGTGGCGTTTTTCGGGCCGGCGCGAGGAGCTGCAGCGTGAACGACATGACGAACGAGGACCACATGAACCAGCACACCGACATCCTGCACGAAGCCAAGCGCCTGCGCCTGCTGGCCGTGGCGCT